ATCTCGTTCATGCGTTCTAGAAACATTGAATTTGTTGGAAGAGGATTTAAACCACTTACTCAGGTATATCCTTTCTTTGACAATAGAAGTGTTGCTAAATTTGTTGTTCCCAAACTTCTTGAGATTGAAATGGTTTCTGGTACTTTCCAGGTGGGAGAAACTGTTGAAGGAACCGTTGGAAATTCTAGATTAATCACATTTAGAACTACACAAGCAAATCATAAAGAAGGTCCTTACAACGCACCAACAAGAACATATGCAAGTAATCCATATACATCTACTATTGGTGCAGCTTCTGGCGAATCTGAAAGTGGTGAATTTGAATTGTTTGATGGTGGAAATGCTGTAAAATTACCAGCAAATTATTCATCTACAAGTAGTATTATTAATGTTGATACTTTTTCTTTAGCAGAGCAACCATCTGGAGATTTCTTTGGATATGTTGAAACTGGAATGGTTTTGAGAGGTAGAACCTCTGGAGCTCAAGCAAAGATTGTTAATAAGAGACTTATAAGTGACTTAAGTTCTGATGTTATTGGAAGTTTCTTCATTCCAAATGCAAATCGCAATACAAATCCTAAATTTGCTACGGGAACAAAAACATTTACTTTAACTGATAGTTCAACTAATAATACTGACGTTGCTCAGACGCTGGCATCAGAAAATTATGTGGCAAGTGGAACTCTCGAAACAGTTCAAGAGACTATTGTTTCTGTAAGAAATGCTAAAGTTGAAGTTGTTGCTGAAAGAGAGCAGGTAAATCGTAGAGAATTTACTGGAACAGATGAGACCACTGTTGTTACTGACGTTGCAACTTCAACAACTCAAACTGGAAGTAGATTTACTCCAGCCCCACCCCCACCACGCCGTAGAAGAAGACGTAGACGTAGAAGAAGAGGATGGGATCCAATCGCACAGTCCTTCTTAGTATTTGGAGACACAGGAGTATTCCTCACAAGTGTGGATATTTACTTCTCAGATAAAGATCCTAATGATATTCCTGTTATTTTCCAACTTAGAACGATGGAAAATGGAATACCAACTCAGAAGATCTTACCTTTCTCTGAAATAACTGTAACTCCTGCTCAAATTACCACATCTACTGATGGTAGTGTGGCTACTAAAATTACATTTGATGCTCCAGTTTATGTTGAGGAGCAAACTGAATATGCAATGTGCTTAGTTTCTGCATCTACTAAGTACAAGGTCTTTATTTCCAGAGTTGGAGAAAATGATTTACTAAGTGATGAGTTTGTTTCTACTCAACCATTCCTTGGTTCATTCTTCAAGTCACAAAATGCCTCTACATGGGAACCAAGTCAGTGGGAAGATCTTAAGTTTGTTCTCAACAGAGCAAAATTTGATTCTTCTGGCACCATGGAACTTTACAGTCCTGTCCTTGCAGAAGGAAACGGACAAGTTCCAACACTGATGCCTGATCCAATTAATATCAGTTCTAAGAGAATTAGAGTTGGATTGAATAAAGGCCTACTGTTCACTGGCAACCAGTTAGAACTTGGAAACACTGTATACCAAGATGGTTCTTCTAATGCAACTGGTAACTATGTTGGTAGTGCTGGATCCGCAACAGGAACCATGAGTGTTGTCAATCAAGGTATTGGACTTACACCATCTAGCGGAAGTCTTGGTTACATTGGTGTTGCTCTGAGCAGCATTACTGGAGCTGGTGCTGATCTCACTGCAAACATTCACGTTGCAAATGGTGTTGCTGTTGCGGCAACCGTCAATGCTGGTGGATCTGGGTATACTGTTGGTGATGTCCTTACTCTTCCAAATGGAATTGGTAATCTTAATGCAGGTTTGAATGCACAATTCTCCGTCGTATCTCTTGGTTCAACTAATCGGTTGATTCTTGATAATGTTCAGGGAGACTTTGTAACTGGCGCTGGTAACACCGTTATGTTTACCAACAGCGTTGGAGTTGGAACTACTCTGAATGGAAATGGTGCAAACGTGCTGATTTCTTCTATCAACACTGTAACTGATGGTCTCCATGTTGTTGTTGATCACAAGAATCATGGTATGCACCATGAACAAAATAGAGTTATTATTTCCGATGTTCTCTCTGACATCAAACCAACAAAACTCTCCATAGCATATAATTCAAGTTCTACGACTGACATCTCAGTTTCGGATGAATCAGAATTTGGAACCTTCGAAAATGTTGGTGTTGGAACAACTAACGCTGGTTATCTGTTGATTGGTGATGAGATTATTTCTTACACAGAGACCTCATCTAACACAATTGGTGGAATAACAAGACAAGTTGATAGCACACTCTCTAGAAATTATCCTGCTGGAACATTAGTCTACAAGTATGAGTTAGGTAGCGTTTCTCTAAGAAGAATCAACACCACTCACGAATTAGATAATGTCACCGTGTCTAATCCTTTGATTCTTGATTCATACAATGTAAAAGTTGACATGGGTATCAATGGTGTTGGTAGATCAACTGGAGAAAGTTTCCCAATTCTCTACTTCAACCAGACAAAATCAACCGGTGGATCTAATGTTAAGGCTACACAAAATATGCCTTTTGAGATCATCACTCCTCAGATTCAAAACCTGACTTTACCAGGAACTTCTCTGAGTGCTGAGATGACAACTATTTCTGGAACTAGCATTAATGATGGTTCTGGAACTGGAACTGATTTGCCGTTCGTTGTTCAAGAAGTAGAAGGAATTGCCTTAAACAATAGCAATTATCTTAACTCTCCAAGAATTATTGCATCTCGTGTAAATGAGAATAATAATTCTACAGTTGATGTTCTTCCAGGTAACAGATCACTTAGAATTAGTCTTAACTTGAGTACTGATGACGATGCTCTGTCTCCTGTTATTGATTCTCAGAGAATGAGTGCTATTCTCACATCTAACAGAGTTAATGCACCAATCTCTAATTATCTCACTGATAATAGAGTAAATAGTTTAAATGATGATCCAACAGCATGTCAGTATATTTCTAAAGAGAATACTTTAGAAAATCCAGCGACTTCAATTAAAGTTATCGTTGATTCTCACATCAATAACTATGCTGACATTAGAGTCTTCTATGCAATCAGCGAAAGTTCCAACTTTGAACCGGTATTTGTTCCTTTCCCAGGTTACGATAACTTGAACGAAAGAGGAGAAATCATTGCTCTCGATAAGAGTAGTGGTAAATCAGATACATACAACACAGTTTCTGATGTCTCTGGTTTTGAATCTCAAGATCTTGATTTCAGAGAATATACTTTCACTGCTAATGATCTTCCATCATTCAAATCGTTCAGAGTTAAGATTCTTTTAGCAAGTTCTAACCAAACTTATCCACCTAGAATCAGAGACCTGAGAGTGATTACTATCACATAATATGAAATATAAAGTTGAGGGCCAAACCCACTTAGTTAGAGATTCAAAGACAAACTGCATCATTAATACTAGCAAGTCACAATATAATGAATATATTTCCCGACGTAACACTCAGGGTGAAGAGAAACAAAAGATACAACAACTTGAGAGTGATCTTGCTAGTATGAAAGATGATTTGAATGAAATTAAAACTTTATTAAGGAGTATTGCAAATGGATCCTGATACTATTGAACTCAAAAATTTATCTAAGAGTTTTGCATATCAAAAGATAGCCTCTGAGATAGATGATTGCAGTGATCTTGAGACTATTAGAAATATTGCAAAATCATTTTGCAAATTATATTATAAGCAGCAAGAGACTATGCAGATGATAGGTATTTCAAATGACAACTAAAAAAATAACATTTGATCCAGATGCTGGAGCATCATATTCCGCAAATTTTACAATGCTTGGTGGTGCAAATTTTGAAGGAAACTTTGAAATTGTAGGAACATCAAATACTTCATTCAATCTTGAGGGATATTCTGGATCATCTCAAATGACAAAAAGTGTTTCTATTGGGTCTACTGCTTTTCCTGCAGCAACTTTTGCTGTTGGTTTTACAAGTGCTCTTGATGGAAAGATTCGTATATCTCTTGGTGGCACACAGACTAAACTGTTAAATGAAGGTCGATATGTATATGATGTGATTGTTAGTTCTGGTAATACATTTTATACGTTGGTTAATGGTAATATTCTTGTACGTCCAGGAGTGTCATCAATAACGGCACTATAAATATAAAAAAGGTAATATATTGTAAATGGCACAACCATCTACCCGACAAGAACTAATTACCTACTGTAAGAGGCAACTCGGTGCCCCAGTATTGGAAATTAATGTTGCAGATGAACAGATCGAGGATCTGGTGGACGATGCTATTCAGTATTTTCATGAAAGACACTTTGATGGTGTATTGCAAACATTTTTACATTATAAAGTTACTGAAGATGATATTAATAGGGGTAAGGGACCAGGAACTCCTGGTGTAAGCGGTATAACAACCACAACAGTTTCAGAAAATGTTGGAACTACAACTCAATTTAGTTACACTGAAAATAATAATTATATTAAGGTTCCACCTTCTGTTATTGGCATAACTAAAATTTTTCGTTTTGATGGATCTAACACTACAACAAATAATATGTTTAGTGTTAAATATCAAATTTTCTTAAACGATATTTATGGATTAGGATCAACTGAAGTTCTCAGTTTTGGTATGACTAAGAGATACTTAGCAGATCTTGATTTCATGTTAAATACCGAGAAGCAAATAAGATTTAATCAAAGACAAGATAGATTATATTTGGATATTGATTGGGCTAGTGTTTCAAAAGATGATTATTTCGTTCTTGATTGCTACAGAATTATAGATCCTTCTGATTATTCAAGAGTCTATAATGATTCGTTCTTAAAAAGATATCTAACTGCTCTGATTAAAAGGCAGTGGGGCCAAAATCTGATCAAGTTCCAAGGAGTAAAACTCCCAGGTGGCACTGAGTTAAATGGAAGACAAATTTACGATGATGGTATGAGAGACCTTGAAATCATTAGAGAGCAAATGTCAAATACATATGAACTTCCACCTTTTGACATGATCGGTTAGAAAATTATGTTAAATCCATTTTTTCAACAAGGTTCATCAGGTGAGCAAAGTCTTGTACAAGACTTAATTAATGAACAACTCAGAATGTATGGTGTAGAGGTTCACTACATGCCTCGCAAATACATGACTGAAAAAACTCTCATGAGAGAGGTTGTTGAGTCTAAATTTGACGATGCGTATCCGATTGAAGCTTATGTCGAATCTTTTGATGGATATGGAGATAACTCAACATTACTTTCAAAATTTGGAATACAGCAGACAAACGAAATTACTTTAATTATCTCAAAGGAAAGATTTGAAAATTATATTTCTCCTTTGATGAAGAATGAGAGCAATACTAAACTTTCAACTAGACCAAAAGAGGGTGATTTAATTTATTTTCCTCTTGGAGATCGTTTATTTGAGATAAAATATGTTGAGCATGAAAAACCATTCTATCAATTACAAAAAAATTATGTCTATGAGTTAAGATGCGAATTGTTCCGTATTGAAGATGAAGTTATCGATACTGGAGTTGATGAAATTGATGATACTTTAGAAGGGATTGAGGGGGCAGATGGAGACATCATCTTCCAGGGTGTTGGTCTTCAGAAGTTTACATTGGTTGGAACTGCAACATCTGCAACTGCAGTAACAACAGTTGTAGATGGGGCCATTAGATTCATTGATATTACCAATAGAGGTAGTAATTACCTCTTTAGACCAAAAGTTGGAATATCATCGGCACCAGCTGGCGGAGTAACTGGTATTGCCTCAGCATTCACTTTGGGAGGTATAGTTGTTTGTAGTGGTGCAGCTGATCCTGGCAATAAATTAGTTGTTCAGAGTGCTCCCCTTATAAATCCAGGTTCTGGATATACTTCAGCACCAACAATACAATTCATCACTAACAATACTGATGGAAAGGGATCTGGTGCTGCCGGAACATCAATCCTTACCAACCATGGTGCTATCGGTATCGTTACGGTCACTGGAGGGGGTTCAGGATACACTACAGCACCTACAATTACCTTCACCGGGATATCTACTGTCTCTGCTGCTGCAACAGCGATTGTAAGTGCAGCAGGAACTGTTTCAGCGGTTTATATAACAAATGCCGGTGCTGGTTATACAGTACCACCAACAATTTCTATTGCAGTTCCAGGAAGTTCTTCTTCTGGAAACTTCTCATTCAACGAAACTATCACTGGTGGAACTTCTGGGGCAGCTGCTAAGGTTAGAAAATGGAATGCAGAGACTGTTGAACTGGATGTCTATGATGTTGATGGAATATTCCTGAGAGGAGAGACTATCACAGGATCTTCTTCTGGTGCAACTAGTATTATTAGAGTAATTGATGATGGTCCTGGAGAAACTGGATTTGAGGATAATGATGGGTTTGAAACTGAAGCAGATGAGATTTTAGACTTTAGTGAAGCCAATCCTTTTGGCACGCCATAAATATAGTGTAACAAGAATCTAAAAATGTTTGAGTATTTTTATAACGAGATCTTGAGGAGAACCATTATTTCTTTTGGTACTCTTTTTAATGATCTTGAAATTAAGCACGCAGACTCTTCGGATAATACCACAAGTATTATCAAAGTTCCGTTAGCTTATGGTCCTATTCAAAAGTTTTTAGCAAGACTTGAGCAGTCTCCTGACTTGAATAAATCGACGGCAATGTCATTGCCTCGTATGTCATTTGAGTTTACTGGTTTAACTTACGATCAATCAAGAAAGGTAACTACAACTCAACAGTTCACGGTTAAAGACCCAGATAATGACACTGGTGTTAAAAAAGCATATATGCCAGTTCCTTACAACATGCAATTTGAATTAAGCATCATGGCTAAATTAAATGATGATGCTCTTCAGATTGTAGAACAAATTTTACCTTACTTCCAACCATCATATAATCTTACAGTAAATTTGGTTGGATCTATTAGCGAAAAGAGAGATATTCCTATTATATTAGAAAACATAACAATGCAAGACGATTATGAGGGGGATTTCTCCACTCGTAGAGTTCTTCTTTACACTTTAAGATTTACAGCAAAGACATATCTATTTGGTCCTGTTTCCTCTGCAACCTCAGATATTGTCAAGAGAGCTTCGGTTTCTTATTACTCCGGAGACAGTAAGAGTACAGTTAGAGATGTTACTTATAGATCTACTCCTAGAGCGATTAAAGATTATACTGGAGATGTTGTTACTAATCTTGCAGAGGATATCGAAACAACCACAACATCATTTAATGTTGATAGTGGATCTACAATCACACTTAAAAAATATGTTGAGATTGGTGGAGAAGAAATGTTTGTTACCAAGATATCTGGTAACAAGATTACCGTTGAGAGAGGCAAAGATGAAACAACTATCATCTCACATCTCAGAGGTGCAGAAATTAAGGGTATTGATTATACCAGCACAGAAGATAGTGATCTCGTAGAATTTGGAGATGACTTCGGATTTAGTGGTACATATGAATGAAAATGACTAAAAAATATGATGGTTTAGATGATGCATTCAACGTAGAAACAGAAATTGTTTCTGCTGAAAAAGAGTCAATCGAAGTCGCTAAAAAACTAGAAAGACAAAAAAGTGATGTTGATAAAGATTATGAGTATACAAGAGGTAATCTTTACTCTATAATTGAAAAAGGTCAAGAAGCGATCAATGGTATTCTTGAATTAGCTCAAGAGAGTGAAATGCCCAGAGCATATGAAGTTGCAGGTCAACTAATTAAAAATGTTGCTGATGCTACGGATAAATTATTAGATCTTCAGAAAAAACTGAAAGATGTTAATGAAGAATCTAAGAAAGGTCCTACAAATGTAACAAATGCTCTTTTTGTAGGATCTACTTCAGACCTATCCAAATTTCTCAAGTCTCAAAATGAAGACACAGAGAAAAAATAAATATAACTATAGCTGAGGTAATAATAAGTGGCATTAAAGAAGCCTTCCGATTTTTATATTAAACCTGAAGAGAAGAGTTCTTTTGATTCTTTGAAGGAAGAACTTTCTTCTTCTGAACCAAAGAAGATTGAAAAGATCTCAGAGGCTTTTGATGCGTTTAAAACTAATCTGAATAATATTCAGTCAATTACTGACTTCTCTACAACATTTGAAAATTTTAAAGAGAATATTGAAAAGGTTGAAACTATATCGAATGAAATTGGAGAAGTAAAAAAAGAGATTCAAACTCTGATCAAAAAAGAAGATCTAGATCAATCCATGATGGCGCATCTCTTTTTTGTAGAGGAGGCAATTGAAAAGATTGAGAATAAGATATCGGGAGTTAATGAAGATATTGTAAATAAAATTAGTGATGACTTTTCAGGTCTCTCTGAAATGGTCAATTCATTCTTAGATATTGAAGTACCGAAATATAAAAATTTAATTTCAGAATCAGAGATTAGAATTGATGATAGATTTTTAAATTTAAAATCTAATGTAGAGTCTTGCATACAAGAATTTAATTCTGATGTTAATGATGAATTAAAAGAGATTGTAAAAAATGTAGAGACTATTAATCAAGATAGTCTATCTACAATAAAAGAAGAAGTTGGTGATATTGCTGAGGTTGTTGTTGATCTTGTTAACGAAGATTTACCACAATATAAAAAGTTTTTTACTGAAACTAAGTTAAGGACAGAAGAGAAACTCAATGAAGCTCAAAGCATCTTTGATGAAAAAATTAACTTTATCAATGAGACATATCATGAACGGTTAGAAGAATTAAATACTACAGTCAAAGAATTTACGAATACAGAGATTCCAAAGTACAGCAAAATGCTGGTGGAATCCAAATTAAAGTCAGAAGAGGAAGTCAAAGAGTTAGAAAAATCTGTTCTGAAGAAGGTTAGTGATTTAACAGAGCAAATTGAAAATCTCTACAAAGTTAATAATCTCAAAGAAACTGATATTGACTCTCTTTTAGAAAAAGTTCAAACAACTGTTCAAGAATCAAAGAATCAAACTGGAGAAATTTTTGAATCTTATGCAAGATTGTGTAAGGATTCTAAGAAAAGAGAAGTAACAGAAGATAAGAAACTAAAAGCATTTTCTGGCAGATTAGAAAACTTTGCAGAAAAACTTGAAAAAATTGAAGAGACTACAGTTCAAGATGTTCTTGAACTTCAAGCTAACCTTGACATTAGCACTTCTGCATATCACGAAAGATTAAAGAAAGAAGTATACAAGTTTGAAGGAGAATTAGTTGAACAGATCAAAGGTCTTGAAGTTAACTTAAACACTAATGAAGTTCATATCAAGAAACAAAATGAGCATATTGAAAATATCAAGGAAGAAGTTCAAGATGTAATCAGTAAACTTCATATTGATTCTATCGAAGAGAAGAACAAGGCTCTTATTGAAAAGGTAAATCATATTGAAGATGTTCTTTCTAAGTTTAGTGAAAAGGCACTCCTGACTGAAAACACTCCTATTACTCCAGGAAGTCCCAATACTAAAACCAAAGATCCTCTCACCTCTTTAGATCAAGACTATGTGACTCTGAAGCAACTTCAGGATCACTATAGATTATTCATCAATAGAATTCAGATACAGTTATCATCTATTGGTGGCGGTGGTGCTGGATTCATCAAAGATCTTGCAGACGTAAGTTTTGATGAAAGCACAGGTACAAATAAAGTACTAATCTATAATGGAACAGAGTGGGTTGGTATTGCTAGTACAGCACTTTCCGGGACTGGAGAAGCCACAACATTAGCAGATGATGCGACTGGAGTTAATCTTACTCTTACCGGAAATCTAAGTGTTGGCGGCACGGTAACTTATGATGATGTTACTCATGTAGACTCTATTGGTATTGCTACTGCTAGAAGTGGTTTAGAGATTGGTGCCGGAAGTATAACCACAATAATTAAGTTAGATGCTGCTACAGCAACAACTACAACAACATCAGAATCTAATATTGATACTTTTGATGCATCTATCTTTAGATCTGCACAATATCAAATACAAATAACTAGAGGATCTTTGTATCATGTAACAACACTAAATGTATTACATGATGGAACTGATGTTTATCTATCAGAATTTGGAACAATTAAAACAGGATCTTCTCTTACAACATTTGATGCTGATATAAATTCTGGCAATGTAAGAGTGAGAGCTACTCCTGCGTTTAGTTCTTCTACAGTATTTAAAATAGCCAAAACACTAACAAAGATATAAAATTCTATATACTTATATTGTATTAGTTTAGAGTGATGAAATTCAAATGGGCTGCATTAAGTATAGGAGCATTATTTGGATTTGCTCATATCGGAATATTGGGTCATCTTTTTAATAGAACGCAACTTCCAATAATCAATCTCCCTGTTGGAGACTACACTTCATATACTGTAGAAGCAGGAAAAGAAGGATATAAAATTGAATATAATGCTAATGACCCGAAGGTCATGGGTGTTCGTAAATATGTTGACAAGGATAATGGTTTCTTTGGAATTGGTGGAAGATCCGATATAATAACTGAAGAAGAGTATACAATGGATGGCGGTAGACACCTGCAGGGTGGTGCCATGGGAAAGTTGAGTGCCGAAAATCTAGAATGCATCAAAGCGGAGGGCGCTGGAGAATCAACCGGAAGAATGGTCGGTGCTAGTGTATCTGCTGGAGCTGCCCCTGTGTTTGCTGGTATTCCATATATTGGTTGGTTAATTTCTGGATGGGCAGTAATGCTTGGCCAAGATGCTGGTGCTGAAATTGGTGGAGAAATTGCTAAAACTTATAAAGATTGCTAAATAATAAGAGACTTTCTTTATTCTTATGGCAGGTTGGTCTGACAAATACAAAAAGTCAATCAACTGTGATAACCCAAAAGGGTTCTCTCAGAGAGCTCATTGTCAAGGTAAAAAAAAGAAAGTCGAAGAGGAAAATAATCCTCGAATCCCTAGAAAACCTGGTCAACCAGCAAATTCTAAAAAACACTCTGACCTTTATACGGACGAAAATCCAAAAGGTACTATTCATGGTCTTGGGTTCAAGGACGTTGCCACTGCAAAAGCATCGGTAACAAAGATCCGCAATTCAAGTCGTTCTCATGCTCATAAAATCCAGGCAGCCGTTGCTATGGAACAAAGAGCACGAGAAATGGGTAAAACTTCTGAAGCAGCAGTTTTCAGAAAATACATCAATACTATGAAGAAGAAGACTAAAAAAATGAATGAGGAAAAGCAGAACGGAAGATGTAAAGCAGGATCTTATTACTGCTATACAGATAAGGTTTGTAAACCAATTCCTAAGGGTTTCATGATAGATCCAAAAGGAATGCTCCGCAAGGAGAATGGTGCCTCCATTGATGAGGAAGGTCTTCGTGACTGGTTTGGTAAATCCAAATCAAAAGATGGTAAAAGTGGTTGGGTCAATGTTGTGACAGGTGGAACCTGTGCAAGCGATAAACCTGGGGAAGGTACGCCTAAGTGTGTATCATCTGCAAAAAGGGCAAGTATGACTCCAGCAGAAAGAAAATCTTCTGCTAGAAGAAAAAAAGCAGCAGACCCCGGACAACAATCAAAATCTGGTGCAGCAAAACCAACCTACGTATCAACCGACCCCAAGAAGAAAATGAAAGAAGAATTTGTAAATCTACCTCTTCATATCGAAGTTCCATCTTCGTTGGATGCATTTAATGCAGGTTTGATGTTCAGGGAAAGTCTAGGCGATGACTGTGGTATGCTTTTCGTATTTAACGAATCAGGAGAAAAAGCATTCCACATGAAGAACACCACCATTCCTCTTGATATTGCTTTTATCAATGAGCATGGTGTTATTGAAAGTATTAAAGAATTACAACCATTAAACGAATCCTCAATCACATCTGACGCAAAAGTTCTCTACGCTTTAGAAGTAAATAGCGGGTGGTTTGAGGCCAACAATGTAAAGGTTGGTGATAAAGTGTTAAATATTGACGAAGCAAAAGACAAAAAAAGTAAAGGCAGTGGATCTAAAGATGCCTGTTACCATAAAGTCAAATCTCGCTATAGCGTATGGCCTTCAGCATATGCTTCCGGTGCCCTTGTAAAATGCCGTAAAGTGGGTGCTGCAAATTGGGGAAATAGTGCAAAGAAAGAAGGATTCTCACCAGTACAACTTGCTGCTCTGGAATCGATTGGTGCTATTGAAATCAATGAAGCTGGTAAGAAATGCTGGAAGGGATATAAAAAAGCGGGAACGCAAAAACTTTTCGGAAAGTCATATAACCGTTGCGTAAAAGCGGAAGAGACTACATCCATCGAGACTGCTGATGGAAAGTCTTTTGCTGAGGTAACGGATATTATTGGTCCTGCAAATATGAAACCAGTAGTGGACACCAATGGTGTCTGGAAAGGAACAGAAGTTCAAGAAGCTGTTCGTCTTCCAGCAAAAACTGGAAACATTATTACTGTGTCCCTTGTCTGGAAAGGAAAGTATTACATGATTAGAATGTTCTTCCCTTCAGCGTCTAGACCTACCAGATCAGATGTCCAAAATGAGATAGAAAAGGTTTACCCAGGTTCAAAACTATCAACGTTCTCAGTTTCCGATTATGAACCCGGACAACCATTACTCCAAGTTGCCGAAGGAGCAGCATGGACAAAAAAAGCAGGAAAAAATAAAAAAGGAGGCCTCAACGAAAAAGGACGAAAGTCTTATGAAAAGGAAAATCCAGGATCTGACCTTAAAGCACCAAGCAAGAAGGTTGGAAATCCCAGGAGGGCATCCTTCTGCGCTAGAATGAAAGGAATGAAAGCAAAGTTAACTTCTAAGAAAACTGCCAGAGATCCAGATTCTAGAATTAATAAATCATTACGTGCTTGGAATTGTTGATTGAATTATGCCTGATGATGTATACCTTGGTAATCCGAATCTAAAAAAGGCAAACACGCCTATTGAATTTACTCAAGATCAAGTTTTAGAATTTGTTAAGTGTAAAGATGATCCCGTTTACTTTGCAAAAAATTACGTAAAGATTGTAAGTTTGGACGAAGGTCTTATACCGTTCAAACCATATGATTTTCAGGAGAAGTTAATTAATAACTTCCATGAAAACAGATTTAACATCTGTAAGATGCCACGTCAGACTGGTAAGTCTACCACCTGTGTATCTTATCTTTTACACTATGCACTTTTTAATGATAGTGTTAATATTGGTATCCTAGCAAACAAGGCAGCAACAGCAAGAGAACTTCTCGGAAGATTGCAAACTGCGTATGAGAATTTGCCTAAGTGGATGCAGCAAGGTATTCTTGTATGGAACAAGGGATCTCTGGAGTTAGAAAATGGCAGTAAGATATTGGCAGCTTCTACGTCTGCAAGTGCTGTCCGAGGCATGTCGTT